TATGTGCTGCAAAATCGGATTAAAGAATTGGAAGGAGCGGGTGTATGACAACAAATAATCCCGATAGGGACAGAGAGCGCAAAGAAAAGTTAAACTTGCGTAAACTTAAAAGTCTTACGAATGAGTTTGATGCTCTAACAGATAAATTTAGGGGTGGTGTTCCTAAGTGTGTCCGTAATAGGTTAAGTCGCCTAGAGGATGTTATTAAGGTGAAAACGGCAATCTATGAGGAGGCATTGAAGAATGCTTAAAGCGTTGATGATTATCACAATGGTGTCTGGTGCGACATATGAGGTAAAATTACCAAGTATGGAACAATGTGTGGCACAGAAGACGCCTGTTGAGTCTCAAAACGATGTGGCAAGTGCTGCGTGTATTCCACGAACTGATGACAGGATGCCCGCAGAAATTTTCTCTCAATTCATGGATATGTTTTTCATGTTAGAGGAACAGAGAAAGTTTAGTGATCCCTGCCCTAAAAATTTATGGCAGTCACCGCCCTTCGGTGAAAACTACTTTCCGCCCGAATCATAAATAAACGTATGGTGACGATAACACAATCAGCGAAGGATTACATGGCCTCCGTTTCTAACGGGGGTCACGTTACACTCGGAGTCAAGTCTGGTGGTTGTGCTGGATTTGAATACATATGGGGATTATCGACTGATGATGGTATTGAGCATGTCAAGTGGTCTGACCCCATAGAGGATGTTTTGATTATTGATCCCATGGCTGAAATGTTTATCATAGGGTCACAGATAGATTATGTGAACGAGTTGGGTGGCAGTTATTTAAAGATAGTAAATCCAATGCAAACGTCCAGTTGTGGGTGCGGTGCGTCGTTTGGAGTGTAATCATGTATGAATATAAATGTAAAATTTTAAGAGTGATTGACGGTGACACAGTGGACGTTGATATTGATTTAGGTTTTGGCGTCTGGATGCATAAAGAGCGTATTCGTCTGTATGGTATAGACACGCCGGAAAGCCGGACAAGAGATAAGGTAGAGAAGATATTTGGTCTTGAAGCGAAGAAGATGGTGGAGACATGGTTACCACCTGGCTCAACTCAAACTCTAATCACTCAAAAAGATAAGTCTGGAAAGTTTGGCAGAATACTTGGTAAATTTAAAATATTTGACGGTAAGAACGATAGAGAATCTACGTTGAATGAATGGATGGTTGATAACCACTATGCTGTAGCATACACGGGTCAATCAAAGGAAGCAATAGCAAATGAACATCTTAAAAATTACAAAAAACTCGTTGAGAGTGTCAGCATTTCTCAAAGTGAGCTTGATATGTACATCAATTCTCGTTCTTAATGGTTGCGTGGTGATGACTGTCGTCAGCGGAGTCGTAGGAGCTGTTGATTCTGTCGCAAAAGAAATAAAAATAAATAAACTTGAAAAGAAACTCAATGAACTGAAAAAAGGAAAAGAAGATGGAGCCAAACTGGGGTCGATTGTGGGACAACCCACAAAGAAAGATATGCACAAAACAGGAGATCAGTGACAAGTTGACTGCTCTAGAGGACAGCGGCGCTAATTATTATTTTGAATACATATCAAATGCCCCTTGGGGCGACAATGCGGATGAGTCCTATATAAAAATAAAGAAGAGGGTTGCCGCAGAATAATAATTGGACTTTATTATGGATAGTATGATACGAGTTTATGAGAATGTTCTTAGTCAAGAATTTTGTCAAAAACTGATTGATAAGTTTGAAAAGTCAGATAACAAGACTGTCTGGAATGATTACAGAAAATTTTCAGATACGCTGATTTTAGAAAATCCAGAGTATTGGAGAGATGAAATACCAGTATGTCTGGATGCGTTCACTCAGATTATTGAAAAGTATAAAAATGACTTACCTTGGCCTGACCAACACAAAAAACTATTCCCAAAAGAATATACCCTTGAGGGTATCAAACTAAAGAAATACTCACCTAATGATATTGATGAGTTCCCTTGGCATGTGGACGTTACCACAGGAGAAACTTGTTTGAGGTTTCTGGCATTCTTCATTTATCTTGATGATAATGATGCTGGTGAAACAGAGTTTGTTGAGGGCAGAACCTCGTCCACGTTAGTGAAGTGCGTGGGTGGTCGAGCAATAGTATTTCCACCAATGTATCCTTGGGTGCATTGTGGCAGAAAACCTGTGAAGAAACCAAAATATCTTTTACAGAGTTATTTGCATTACGTTTTGCCAGATCAGGACAACTCAAAACAAAAACTAGAGTCAGAAGCCAGAGCTCAGGGACTTCGGCCGTAACTCTCATCGAAGGAGAAATAACATGTGGCAGATTGTTGTCATAATGATGGTTGCTTTTGGTGCCGATACAGACGCACTTGAAATTACACATAATAATGGCAAACCACTACGGTTTGAAACGCAAGAAATTTGTTATGCTCATGTGTATGAGAATTTAGATAAATTAAAACAATTTGCGTCTTCACAGTTTGACGGCGCACCTGTCAAGACAATTATTTGTGCTAGAGTGCCTTTTGGAGTGTAATAGAATGGAAGGAAAGTATACTTTTGTTGCAAGAGAGAATGATGATTTTGCGTCAGTGTGTATAACTGATGGCGGAAAGTATCACGGTGTCGTATACAAATATGGGGTGGTAAGTGTTCCAGAGAAAGAAAATGCAGATGGGACCTTGTCATTTCGTTTTGAGTATGATATAGTTGATAATTATAATGTTCCGAAAGAAGAGTTCAATGAAGAGTTTTTTGAACTCATTGGTGATATATTGGTTGATATTATTGAGAACCAAGAAGAGGATGTGAATGCAGACAATTGAAAAGACTATTCTAGCCAACCTGATACACAACGAGCAATATACGAGAAAAGTCCTGCCCTTCATCAAGGGCGATTATTTCTCTGACAGGACAGAGAGAACTGTCTTTGAAGAGATACAGAAATTTGTGGACAAGTATAGTGACCTACCAAATCAGAACGCTCTAGAGGTTGAGCTAGACAGTCGTAAAGACTTAAACGAAGATGACTATAAACGTGTTTTATCTGTAGTTAAGGAACTTCAAAAAGACGATGATGTGATTTTTGATTGGTTAGTGGAGACTACAGAAGATTTTTGTAAAGATAAGGCGGTATACAATGCGATTGTGGACGGAATTGCTATCATTGATGGAAAGGATAAAAAACGAGGCGTCGATGCTTTACCTTCAATTCTTACAGACGCCCTTGCTGTTGGTTTTGATAACCGTGTTGGTCATGATTATCTACACGATACTGATGCCCGGTATGAGTTCTACCATAAGGTAGAGGAGAAGATACCATTTGACTTAGAGTTCTTCAATCGCATCACTAAGGGCGGACTACCACAGAAAACACTAAACATCGTTCTTGCAGGCACTGGTGTCGGTAAATCGTTGTTCATGTGTCATGTTGCATCAAACTGTCTGAACCAAGGTAGAAACGTCTTATATATCACTCTGGAGATGGCTGAGGAACGCATTGCAGAGAGGATTGATGCAAATCTCATGAATATCTCCATAGATGATTTACATGAGTTGCCTAAGCAGATGTTTGATGATAAGATTGCGTCTATCGCAAAGAAGACAAATGGTCAACTCGTCATCAAAGAATATCCCACTGCATCCGCACACAGTAATCATTTTAGAGGATTGATAAAAGAACTTGCGATTAAGAAGTCATTTAAACCAGATATCATCTTTGTGGATTATCTGAATATTTGTGCTTCATCTAGATTTAAGGCGAATGGAAATGTTAACTCGTATATGTACATCAAGGCGATTGCTGAAGAACTTAGGGGACTCGCAGTTGAGACAAACGTCCCGATTATGTCGGCTACACAAACGACAAGGAGCGGGTTCTCCAATAGTGATATTGGGTTGGAAGACACTTCAGAGAGTTTTGGTCTACCAGCTACGGCTGACCTCATGTTTGCGCTCATTAGTAATGAGGAGCTTGATGAGTTAAATCAGATTGCTGTGAAACAACTCAAAAACAGATACAATGACCCAACCACCAATAAAAGATTTGTTATTGGTGTTGACAGAGCTAAGATGAAGTTGTATGATGTAGAGGGTGCGGAACAAGAAGGACTTGTTGACAGTAATCAACAGAAGGGGGCAGACGATAAATTTACTGAGGCTATTTTCGACCAGACTGATTTTGGTAATGATTGGAAGATTTGATATGAATAGTAGATTAGATATACATGATAATGTTTTAGAGGATCATATTGCAGAATTAATTTTTCTAGAAATGAAAGAGGTATACTGGAAATATGATTATCACTCTGACAAGGGGAAAATAAACAAACACTGGCATGTGCTCTGCGGCGAATCAGAGGAAGAAGCCATGGAGAATGGTTTCGATTGGATAGTGCAGTTGTGGCAAACTATCTTTTATAAATATGATTTTAAGAATACATATAATATTGAAAGACCAAAACGAATATATTTGAACGCACATACTCATGGTATAGAACCACATGAACATACGGATGATGGTGAATTCACCATGATATACTATCCCCGTCTAGATTGGGAAAAAGATTGGGGCGGTGGAACAGTTGTTGGCGGTGAGCTAGTCCCATATGTTGGAAATAGACTGATCGTGTTCAATGCAAAAACACCGCACCAGGCCATGCCAGTATCTCGTCAATGTTATGAGTTGAGAAGTGTTGTTGTGTTTAAGACATATGTTGAGGGGGGAAACATTGAACGACTTGACTTCTATAAAGATTGATTTTCTCAAGAAACTTGGAACAGAAAAGACTGAACATAGTGGTGGAACTTTGCTTGACCACCTTATCGGAGTATCAAATATATTAGAGGAAATGGGCGCTCCACAACATGTTCAAG